TCGAAGCTCATGGCGAATAACCAACTTTTTATGAACATGAGCAGATATTTTCGCCAGAATCAATAAGTCCTGTAATTTTTGATTTGTCTGTTCGCCTAAAGATTCTGAAAGTTGCCAGCCTAGTTTCCCGAATATCCGAAACGCGAAAAGGCTTCCATCTGTTTCTTTTGAGTAGATTCTTATGATCATAAGAACCTCACAAAGTTGCCAGAATCATCCAATTCAGCAACAATCGTATTAACCCATGAAACTTTTCCGGTAATCACACCAAGGTCACGAATAGCAGCATACTTCCCTTCAATCCCATAGATCGTACATGGTCGTTGAAAGTCTTGAAACACTTTGACTTTATCAAGTTTGATGTAGATTTCAATAGTTGTCATCACATCACACAGTTGAACCGAAAGTGTAATCCGGCGTGGATTGCGGCTTGTCCAACAAACACCGGGAAGAAGCGACCATCGTCAGTCTTATGGACAAAATACCGAACATCAACTTCAGGCGATACAGCCTTCTCAACCGCTTTGATTGCGTTTGCCTCGGTTGCGTAAGTTTTGCTTGATTCCAGTTTGATGTGACGCAGCATTTTGATTCCTTGTTACGATAGGTTAATTATAACCGAGGAATCAATAAAAGTAAAAAGAGGCCGAAGCCTCTAGTCATTTATGATTTCAACCAACTTATCGTTCTCATCCAGCGTTACCCAAAGAATCTGCATATCATGATACTCCTTGACCGAACCAGACACCGAGCCAAACGCAAACAACTCGTCGCAGACCTCAATCGAGGGGTTCTGGGCAACAACTCTCAACCCAGAGTCGCTCCACGAACGAATCGAGGCGTACTGACCTTCAGTCTTTGCGATACGGACGGTTTTGATCAAAAGAATTCCTGAAGGTTTGAACTGGGTTTCTCTGCCGCCAGCCAACCAATCTTGAGTTTAAAATCAAGTTTCTTCCCAGCGTACACCGACTCTTCGTCGGCCACTTTTAGAAACCTCGAAAACTCTTTCTTCCAGCGCAACTTTATTTGGTCGTAATTTTGTGTTGCCGCATAATCAGCAGTCCGGTTTGTCGACAAGAACGCCTTACATTTCCGCAGCTTCTTACGATTATTCAACAACTGAAAATAAAAGTCTGCGTCTTCAAAAATGTCAACTATGTCGTAACGCTCGTTGTCGATCAGAGATTTTCTGTGGGCAACAAATTTCCAAGTCCCTCGACTTAGCTCTGGCTGCACATGGAACATAAAACGACCAGAGTCGCACAACAAAGCGATATCTGTATTGTCATCAAATGTCTTCTGAAAATTATAGAAGTCGCCAACCGAAACTTTACTTTTCATATCGGGAGCCTTAAACGATACGTCATCATCAACCATCACAAAGTCTTCCTTGTAATAGTCAAGGATAAACTGACGTTTCTCAGCAATCCCAGTCGGAACGAGTATCTGCTTACAATCAGCCTCAGAAGGAGCGCCGACGAACAACGTCACAAACGGCTTCAGCTCATCTGGCAGCTCGTTGAACGTTGTTTGTACCGACGCGCCGCCTCGGGTTGGAATTGCAATAGGGAGTCGCCAAGTCATTTGAATAAAGACTCAATATGATCGAGAATCTTCTTTTGATCTGCGTACGTCTCATTCTTAAACTCAGTCAAGAACTCGCGAATCTCAAAATTTGAAGTCAAATTACCAATCTGAGTTGCCTTACTCTTCAGGAAAACCGCCGATTGATCTGACCCGCGCAAGGCAAACCGCGCTCGCTTCTCAGACTCTGAAGTCGTCAAAGCGATAACACGCAAGTCAACTTCTGGGATTGCCAACAGAACGTTAAAGAACTTACCGTTTGACAAACGATCGCCCTCATAAATGACGTTCTTATCTGTTGTGCGAATCCATTCTTCTGCCTCTGGTTGAACTCGCTTTCCGAGCCGATCAGTACCCGCAAAGGTTCCCTCGTCGGTATATTTCCCAAGCATATACAGATTCAGTTCAGCACAATACTCAGCATGAAGCAGCGGCGTGACCGAAACTCGTTCCCAGCTGTGCAAATTCATAATTTCTCGAAACAGCGTTGTCTTCCCAGTTCCCGGTTCGCCAATCACAGCAATAATTTTTCTCATAATCATCCAAAAAATTCGTTAAGAGTTGAGTTTGGTTTTATCGAAGCCAGCGCCTCCGGTTCATTACCGATCCACCCATTCTTCAACCACCACTTTGTTAAACCCGCAGGTATTCCAACAATTCCATGTTCCTCGCCAAGTAAGACTGACGGGTAAACGAATTTGCGAATCTCATACATTTCTTTCCAAAGTAACGCCTCTTCAGGGGCAACCCGCTCAAACTCTCGCAGATATTTCAACTGTCTGTAGTGGTGATACCCGCCGCCGCGCTTACCCTTGAAGCAGTTCCTGAATGAGCATATCTTTGTGATGAACAGCGGCACATCCACCTCTTTGTTAGGATATTTTAGCTCATACACCCGCTTCAACCAAATAATCTTCTCAGACAGGAGCGCGTTCTCCTCGTCTGTTATTTTCTTATTCGCATCAAACTCGTTTGCTCGATCGTCCATATAGAGGATATTAAACAGACCAGAGGTGAGGTTGGCGCCGTCGTAAAAGTTGATCGACTCGTCTGAACGCATATCGGTTGTTATGAGTCGTTTCTTTGCAAACACCATGACGATCTCGTTAAACAGATCAGAAGCAAACCGCCCGTACCAAGGACACCGTTGCGACTCTGTCTGGAGCGCATCGTAGGCTTCCCTTGGATTCTTATCTCTTATGGTACGGTCAAACCACCCCAGAGGATCGCCAGATACGGTATTAACAAACCAGTTCAGCACCAAGTTTGAGCAACCCTTGTAGCGGATCCACTTACGAGCAGTCCCGTAAACGATCAAATCGTTCCATTCAAGTAGAAATTTATCAACCTCTGCGTTTGTTGGAACCTTTCGACCGAACTTCTCAAAGGCAAAGATTGCGGTCAACTCAGAGTAAAAGTTGCCCATCAAAAACGCAAGAAATACGCACTGGCCCTCGTCCAACTGCCGGCGCTTTGCATATTCAACCAGAAAGTTCTGGTGAACTGGGGGAACGAACTCTGCGTAGTCAACGAACTTCTCGGCTCGCCAAACTCCGTCGTTTTTATCGCCTGGGATATTCATTTCAGTTCTAGAAACTTTTGATAAAACAGCTCTTGGTTTTTGCGGTTATGCGAATGCAACGGAATCATACTTAGGAACAACGAGGCGGCAAGCTGACGAATCAACCGACGCTCAAAGTCAGAATACCTCGACAGAATCTTTGATTGAAACGCTGCCGCAATACCCTCGCGCCCCTTATTATATAACTTATCACCAACGTACAACTCAGCGTCAATCCAGTCATAGTCTGAAATGGCCGATTGATATAGCTTGGCAATATCATAGTACTGGGAACCGTACAGAGCACCTCGCGGATCGACCAACTGTAACCGCTTGTAGTTGAAGTCGTAAAACATGTTGGCAAAGTGCAAGTCCCCATGAATCAGCCGACTCCCATGAGGGGCTTGATCAACCAACGCGCTCAGGTCATTGACAAACGTTGCGATTTCTTTCTTGTCACCAATACCTGCTGGGAGAATCTGCGAACGACTCCAGGTCTTTGAAACCATTTCGCGAAGGAACCGCTGACCCCCGTTGTCTGGAATCAACGCAGAGTCAAGAAACTCGTTGACCGAATCAAACACCTCATTCCAGGTATTCTCTGACCGATCCAGATACAGCGCCAAGTCACGCAGGTTAGTTGAGCAAATCTTTTCCATTGAGACCGACCCAAAGCTCGTCTCATATACTGCAGGCGCGTATCGCTTCATCGAAACAGGCAAACTCAGATACCAGGTAGCTTCAGAATCGACCTTTGCGTCAGATTCAGCGTTTGTCCCAGACTTCTTAACGTATCCGCCGCAGTCTTCCAGTCGATTGAACGACCGGGTTTTACTGATGCCTCGACAGGCGTTGTACTCAGCAATAGTACCAAAGTCCTTGAGGATTGGAACCTCAACCAGTCGAGTATTCTTGATCAACTGCAGGATACCGGAAATCTGCGTTTCCCCATCGGCATTCGCTTTGACCTCGGTTGGAGGCTTGGCAAAGTAATACAACCCAGACAACGCCTTGTGGCTTCCAGGGATACTCTGTTTGTCATGATATTTGATGACTGGTCCAGAATCGTCAGCGATACACCACCGAGACGAATCAGCTTCCATCTGGTATGAAACGTCACCGGGCTTCATCTGAGCAACCAACGAGTAATCAAACAGACTATCGCTCAGGTGAACAAACAGTTCATAATCCTCGTAGGGTATCTGAGCTGCCCCAAGAGTAATTGTCAACCCAGGGCCAGGACGCAACGCCTCAAAGCGTTCATCAATCTGGACGATCTCAACCCGAGTTCGGTCAATATGGAGCGAGTTCAACGCCTCATCAATCTGCTCCAGATGGAGCTTATTGTTTACCACAATATAAAATCTGTCAAACTGATGGGCCGATTCAAGCCCCTCGATAATGTGACAGATTATCGGCCGACCCTCAAAGGGTAGCACAGTTTTCGCGTACTGCTTACCGAGTTCACGAAACCTTGTCGACGAGCCTGCCGCCGGAATCATTGCAATTTTCATAGAAGAATTTGTTAATTTCAGGTCCCCGCGCCTTATCATCAATTATAAGGTCATAGTACGGTTTTCCAAAAATAATCTCATCATAAGGAACCGCATACTTATCGAGCCAATCTCGGGTGAGTTGTCCGATGTCTACCACAACCTTGTCGACATCTCCATTGTGCGTCAACATACGCCGAGCAGTCCAGATTGTGATGTGATTACCCGCTGAATGGAGGCTTCTGATATGCTCGATCATTGGCCAGTTTGGCGCTGCGTTCCCGTACTTCAACTCACTCGTTTTCTCTGAATGGTTGGGAAAGCACAACGTATCATCAAGGTCAACAAAAACCTTCATCAAAAGAACTCAGACAAAGAAGCGGTTGATGAACCTGAAAGGAACGCATCCTTCCAGGCAACTCGCGCCTCCCAGCGGTCAGTATCGCCAGACTCGGTTGTCCAGGATGCGTCAGTTTTCTTATCAATCGACACAAATTGGGGAAACTCCCGTTGGAGTGCCTCAATACACGCCTTCTGGGTTGCATTGTTCCTGAAGGTTGAGTTACCTCCGGCTGCTCCGTGCTTTGACTCAAACACATAGTCACAGATCAACAGATTGGGCTTACCTTTGGTCAACAAGCTCAGAATCGCGTAGAAGTCCTCATACAGCTTGATTGATTTGTCCTTCTGGTACATACCATCAAACGATACGCCTAACTCACTCCAAGCGGCCTTGTTGATACCGTAAACCGAATACATCCGAGCAATCTCCTTGGTCGCTTCAAGAAGTCTATTGTTACCCCCTCGGTCGCTGATTCCAACCATCGAGTATGTATCGAGATAGTCGTCAACCAGATCAAACATATTATGAAAATCTGCCTCAGTCATTGGCTCATACTTCATATCAGCGTTTCGCTTCTTGAAACGGCACTGATCGTCAATAATGAAAACCTTATCCTCTGGGGATCGATCAAGCAGCTTCTGACGCACGTCGGCGATACCGTCACATGGACCAAGATCGATGACCGCCGCTTTTGGGTTTGCTTCTTTCAACAGACCTGCTCGACCGCTATGGGTCACAAGCGAAACGAATGGGCGAATATTCTCAGGGAGCGAGTTAAAAGCGACCTGCTTGTCCTCGCGCATATAGGTTGGGATATAGATAATCATCCGAAGAACTCGTCCAGTTTAACGCCCTCAAACGCCTCTTTCAGATGCGGGTGATACGCATCTAACCAATTATCCCCTTCTGGTTTACCCTTCAAAAACTCATACCACTCCTTGGCGGGCGCGTATTCTTCCAACGGTTTATCGGCAAACATATCAGGACTGATACCGTTCCAACGCATCCGCTGGAGAGGATGGTCTGCGTTCAGGCGTCGACTTTCTACAAACTCGTATCGGGTTTCCTCGTATTCTTTGGTGCCTCCATTCGCCATACCCTCGCGCAGGTAGCAAACGAGGCTCACCCGTTCAGCGTCAGGTTCATGATAAACCATTTCAGTATTACCATGCATCACCTCATGATTATTGATCAGCAGCAGGTCGCCTGGTCTCACATTGAAGGCAACCCGGTACTCTGGGGCAACCAAATACCCACCCGAGTAATTACCATTGTTTGACAGTACCAACAGATTCGACAGACCTTCAGTATAGTCCCCAGCGTCGTAGTGCATTGCTGTGCGGAACTTCGAGTTCACCGTTACCGTTGTGAACACAGTCTCAGGAACAAAGTATCGAGAATCAATTTTATCAGCGAACTTACGCTGGGCTGCGTACCGGGCCGGCAATAACTCAGCAAAGCCCTTGTTCAAACTCTGAAGGAAAGGAAATGATTTCTGAAAATCTTCAAAATGATTCTTGGTATAGGCGCACTCACGCAGGTACGGGATACGCGGATACCGATCAAACCACCCGGCAATCCCACTATTCACTTGGTTGGCATAGGTGGTATCAGAAGTCATCCCGATAACCTGCTTGGCCTCAGCCGGCATCTGATCATGAGGCAGTTTGCTGGTTTTTACTGCCCAGTCGTTGAATACGAACCCAGCCTGTTTGACCTGTTCAGAGCGCCACACTGACCCGCGATTCTCATTCTGATCGGTATTCTTATGCTTTCGGATAATCTCAGCAATCGGGTCATCCCCAGTCAGGGTTGTTGTTGGATTTAGGAAATAATTGAGAAGATCTTCCTGAAGAGGAGTTACCCATTCGCGCTTACCAAGGGTTCCATCCCGAGGTCCAGCCGCCAGCCCTCGGTTCTGCGAGGGAGTTGCCGCCGCTCTCAACCCGTTGTAAGCCTGATCCTGTTGTTCTTTTGAGAAGTAGTTTTTGCGAAACTTTGCAATAATCTTACTCTCATCGCCTGGAGTCGCCCCTGGCATATACACATCACAGTCACTCTCAAGCAGCGTATCGTACATATCTGGCTCAGCAAACTGCCCAAGCAAATGTGTACAATCGAACTTCTGCTCTGCCACAATAACTTTCATCACAAACTCCTCATAATCAACAATTCTAAACTGAAAACCGCAATCACAAAATAATTTTCTGACGCTCCAGGTATTTCTTGATGTGAACCGAGGAAACCCGAGCATTCACAATGCCGTTGTACCATTTATCTGGGTTCTCAAGCACCCGAGCATCCATCTGATACCGCATCTCAACATACGAGAGCTCTCCCTTACCGTAGCAGAACTCAAGAATCTCCCTCTTAAAGGCAGCTTCCCCAAGTAGCTTCACATCAGCAACCAGATTGGCGGAGGAACTCCAGTAAGTTCGCCAATCTGATGGGACAAGGCTTCGGGTTTTCTTTTTCTTTTTGACGCCGTTCTTCTGGGTAACGGTCTTCACAGAAGTTTTGGTAAACCAGCACAACTTCTTCCCATAATACGCCTTCCCATCAGAGAGGCGGGTTATCAGATAGATAAACCCAACCGCACCCTCTGGGAAAGCTGACTCATCCTCAACCAATTCATTATTATGATACCAAGGACTCACTCGTCCTCTTCATCAACTTCAATATCAAGAGCAGACCCACACGAGGGGCAGCACTCAATCTCATGATCATCGTCTAGCTTGACTGAGCCCTCTGCTCCGCAAGAGTTACAGGTAAAGATGAGTTTATTTGACAACGTATTCTCCAAGAAATTCAGTTAGTTTTTGTTCAGTAATAGGGGTATTGAGACGACGTAGGGAAACGTCATTCTCATCCACCAACAGCAAAGTCGGAATTGACCTGATCCCCCGCGTCATAGCGGTATCGTAATCGGCATCAATATCCAAACTTTCAACTGGGATACTTATATGAAGTTTATCCAACATCTGGCTAACCGATTTACATGGGCCACACCATTCAGCGTAAAATTTAATTAGTTTCATCATTTTGCCCAAACATCACTCCACGTACCAACCAACGCACCCTTTGAGTACGAGGACTCTTCCTGCTCAAAGAAGTTACTGTGAGAAGGTAGCGCGGTCATTTCATCAACCCAGGGGAGGGGGTTCTTCTTCTGTTTGAAAATGCCCTTCAGACCAAGCGCAATCAATCGACGATCGGCAATATACCGAATGTACGTATGCATATCTGACTTCAAAAGAGGCTGCTCAAACTCTGCTCCGTCCATTTCCTGATAGGCCAAGTCAATGAACGCGTCCTCAAGCTCAACCATTTTCTTGGCGATCTCGTACAGTTCGGCCTTCAATTCGTCTGTCCAGATATCGCGGTTCTCCTTGACAAACTCGCGAAACAAATATGTCATACCCTCACAGTGGCAGTTTCCAGTGACTGAAATCTTGTCGTTATGACGAATTACGAACGCCTTACCGGGAACTTGTAGGCAATACACATCAGTTGACATATCAACTTCTTTGAGGGCAACCTCTGTCGTTGGTTGCCGCACTTGCGAATTGGCAAAATGGGAGATAAGAGATAGGATTTCTGTGTTATTCATGTTTTTAGTACCGACCGAGTAACGGAACATCATTTGGACCAAGCCTCCAAGAATTCTTTACACCAAGAAGAATCAATTTCTGGAATTAAGTCGACGACCCATTCTGATAAGTCCAATTCACCGCTCTTTGACAGTTCAATCAATTCTTTATGTTTTTCGGTAAGGGTTTTGATCGAGCCGACCTTTTCCCCAGAAAGAACAAACGACAAATCGGGGGAGGCGGTATACTTTTCAGCAGTCGTTTCGACGATTTTCCCATCGAGGTCAAGGATCATTCTATGATCCTTTGACGTATGCTGGGAGATTGAATCTGATTCGAATTGATAGATTTTATCAACGGATTTTCGCACAATCCCGGTAGGGGAAACGAACGAGGTCTGCTGCGTCTCCATATCAAACTGACAAACAGAATCAATCAACTGAACCTGATCAATCCGCTTCCAACCGCCAGAAGTCAAAACTTCAGTTTCTGGCACCAAACAAGATTCGTCGATAAGCGACCAGGTATTTATCTTGGTCATACCTGGCATCAAGTTATTGCGACCAAAATTCATCATCATCACAAACGTGCTGAACAGTTGCATACCCTCTGTAAACGCTGAGATCGCACACATATGCTGCACAACCTGATTGGGATTCTTGTTGGCGGTAATCTGTTCAATGAAATCGTGCTTGTCTGCCATTTCCTTATACTTCAGGAACTCGTTGTAGGTTGTGTCTGGAAACCCTAGAGTCTCAAGTAAATGGCTGTATGCATCAATATGAACGCACTCACGAGCAGCGAACCCCAACAACATCATACGAACTTCAGGCTGTGGAAACACCGGCAAGTAGTTGTTAACGTAGCCTGCTGCCACATCAATATCACCCTGTGTGAACAATCGCAGAATCTGTGTCAAGAAGTTCTTCTGACTTGGAGTCAACCGAGTTTTAAAATCCTTGATATCCTGTTGCATATTGACCACATTTGGTAGCCAATGAATTTGCTCATGTTTCTTCCAAAGCTCGTAGCACTTTGGATAGCTGAAGGGCTTGAATGTGTTTCGCGTATCTGTCAGTTTCAGTTTTTTCGTCATATATCAACCCTCGCAAGAGATACAGGTTTCTCCAAGAGCAATAGCTCGCATATCCAATTCATCCTCAATCTTTACCCGCTTTACCTTAGCGCTAACCTTCTCGGTATTTGACAGTTTCTCTGACCGCACGTAGTACATCCCCTTACCGCCTCCCTTCCACACATTAAAGTGGATCGCGTGAAGCTGTTTGATAGAAATGTCGGGGCGAATAAAGATATTGAACGACTGGCCCTGATCAATAAACGGCTGACGATCACAAAGCTGCTCAACCAACCAGAGCTGATTGATCTCGGCAGCAGTTTTGAATACGTCCTTGGTATCTTGATCAAATTCCTTGATATTTTGGATTGATCCATCTTCATGGACAACCTTCAACCACAGGTCATCGTATTCTAAATCGGTTTTAGACATACCCCTAATAATCTTGTCCAGGTGCTTGTTCTTCTGAATAAACGTACCTGACAGCGTGTCCTGACGGAAAGCGTTTGCGTGCCAAGGCTCAATCGAGGGAGACACATTACCACAAATCAGCGCGTTAGATGCGGTTGGTGCTAGAGCTGAACAGTGGGCAAACCGCAGGCCTGTTCCTTCCAGCAACGCAGGGGAACCGCGCTCAGTTCCAAGTTTCTTGTTGCTGGAATCCAGAGCAGCTTTGAACCGAGAAAAGATACGCTTGTTTGTTACTTTGGCAATCGCGCTGTCAAACGGGATATTGTTCAGCTGGAGATACGAGTGATAGCCCATAACGCCCAGCCCAATCGAGCGTTCGCGAATCGCTGACATACGCGCCCGTTCAACCACGCTGGGCGCATTATCAATGAAGTACTGGAGCACATTGTCCAACATTTCCATCAGATCATCGAAAAACTGCTGATTATCCCGATACTCGTCCCAGTGTTCAAGGTTGATTGAGGACAAGCAGCAAACTGCGATTGTATCGTCAGTTGTGAGGAAAATCTCATTACACAAATTACTCTGTTTGACCCGATACCCTGCATCCTTCAGGTGCTGCGACAGCGCGTTGTTCACATTATCAACAAACATGATATACGGCTCACCGCGCCCAGCGCCTGCTCTCAACTCAAGCAGCTTTGACCACAATTCCCGAGCCGAGACAACCTCATGAACCTTCCCGCTGTTTGGGTCTTTCAGTTCCCAGGAGTCGTCAACTGACCCGTCTAACATGCTGGCCTCGATGATCTTCATAAACCGATCATCAATCACCACCCCATGATGAAGGTTGAGGCACTTGCGACGAGCATCGCCCGTTTCCTTACGCATTTCAAGAAAGTCGATGATATCAGGGTGATCCATACGCAGGTACATCGCATACGAACCGCGCCGGGTTGAACCCTGACGAAACGCCATTGACGAATCATCATACACTTTCATATGGGGAATAACCCCCACGCTCTTCTCGTCTGCCCCTCGGGTATCAAAGTGCACCCCAACACCGCCCCCAAGCATACTGAGCCAGTTGGTCTCAGACAGCGTATTAACCAAGCTCTCCTTGGTATCATCAACGCTCACCAGAAAGCAAGAAATTGGCAAACCGCTCTTATTGCGACCAAACGATAACACCGGGGTTGCATAGCCAAACCAATGCTTGCTTGAATAATCATACAGCCGTTGTGCGTGAGCCTCATTTGAGGCAAACTGGCTTGATACAAACGCATACCGTTCCTGTGGGCTTGTCTCGCTCTCAAGCATATACGAATCCCTCAGCCGAGACAGGGAAATTTGATCAAACAGCGCGTCCCGAGACAGATCAATTTTGATATTATACATTTTACCTTTGAATTTTGTTGCGTTCTACTTAACCGATAAATCCGCGATGCTGCTTCCAGCCAAAGAAGTTTCCTGACCGATCGCACTCAAACAGCAGAGGAGTAGCCTGATGTTCAGTCGGCGATGAATGTCGAGGAACTGACCCAACCAACCGCTCAAACAATTTAACGTCTTCCTCTGGGCGCGGTTTATCGCCCCCATGAGTCAAATATGAGGCTCGCGCGCAGCGAGCAGTTGAATACTTGAGCAGCGCGTTAATATCATCCTGCGTTCTGGCCTGCTCCCGCTCTTCAGGTAACACATACGGCAAGTGCCACATACTTTGATCAAATGCCCCTGAACTGTACGTCTGCCGCAGTACCGGGTAACTTGATTCCATCGCCTCGATGATACTGACTGCCAGGTCGCGAATCTCAGGCTGCGCGTCCTTATGATTCCTCAACTCAAAGAAGTTACTCCACTCGGTCGAGGTCACAACACCCTTTGCCATTGTGTGCCAATCATTCATACGATTTGCCCACTGTTTATGCAAACCCAACTCGGACAGCCGCGCTGCTGCCGCCTTGTTATGGGCGATTGTCTCGTCCCAGATACGCTTCATTTCAACCTGCGCCTCAGCGCTCACCTCGTCCCCTGACTGCATCCCAGGCACATTTGAGCCCCAGAACTTTGGTTCCCATGATTCAATCGCATTGAACTTTGCCGTTGGGATTGCCCTGGATGAACTGAAGTTTCGCGAAAATACCCGATGAGTATTGAACTCGGCCAACAGAACTTTCGGTAACACAATCTCAAATGTCATCAGACGTTTGCCGTTGCGGGCCACGCTATCCTCGACGATTTTTGCACTCGGTTTTACAAACAAATTACACCTCTTTTAGAAAAAATACCAATTTCAAATTAGAAAAATCACTCACGTAAGTTATTGATTTTAAAGGGAAATTTTCAACGATTTTCACGAAAACTCGTTTAAACGACGATTACCCATACCTACCCCTTACCTCAAGAAAAACCAAGAAAATCAGTACTTTTTACGGAGCGCATATTCCAGCTGAGCGGTGAGCCCCTGGAACAAATTACCATCCACCAGCGCCTTGATTTCAGCAAGGGTCATCCCGGCTTTTGCAAAATCATTCAGGTCCTTACCCTTTACCGTGTCTGGGAGGAAACACACTTTGAACCCAGCCTTGATTGCTCGGAGAACCTGTTTACCAACCTGCGAGTTTCGCTTCCAATCATTATCTGGAATGATGGCGCAGTTGGTCTTGATTGAGTTCATAAAGGGGGTTGAGTAATGAGCCCCGCCGATAGCAACTGCATTATCAAGAAACAACGAATCAATCTGCCCCTCAGTCACATATATCAATTTATTTGGGTCAACGCGTTCTGTCCCATAAACAAAGTCATTTGTCCGATCAATCCTCAGGTGATAGTAGCGCGGCTCAACCGAGGGGCTGAAGGTTCGAGCAGTAAAGCCTAGAACTCGCCCATGCAGGTCAAAATACGGCAACACCAGCCGAGGCTCATCCTTTTCTGGGGTATGGATGTCAGGCTTGAAAGCCTTTGCCCAAGCATAGAAGTTCTTCGCCACAAACAACAGATCGTATTTGGACTTTGGAATCTTTCTGCGCTCGATGAACTGGGTCACCGCTGAAGTCGGGCTGAATTTCTTTAATGGAATCAACCCATCAAGCGAGGCGTCAACCAGCACCTTTGGGGGTTCAGGTTCAGCCGTTATCGTTGCAATTGGATTGTCTCGATAGTTCTCAAGCCGATACTCGTCGTACAGGGCCGGAGCAACTTCCTTCATAAAGTTGAAGAGGGACTTTGATTCGCCGCAGTGATGACAAAAGAAGTTGAACCCTGTATTCTCCTTAGGTTGATACAGATATCCCCTGGACTTAGCCTGACCTCGCTTCTTTTCTTCACATGAGTGAGCAAACGTCCAAAGCCTTGAGTTCTTCTGTTTGAAGTTGTCAAGGTAAACCCCAAGTCGGTTTACATACTGAATTTGTACATACAGATCGATCATACAGCAATTATACCGCTTTTCATCATAAATGTAAAAATAATAGAGAATTATCTCAATTATTATTTTGCAATAGATTTAATAAACGTTATAATTACTCTGTAGGGTTGAAGTAGGTCTAGTTATAGTTACTTCGGTAACAATGAGTTAGAGTAACTTTAAACTGAACAATAACAAAGCCTCTGACGAAGTCAGGTGACCGAAGGTCACAAACAGGGAATCAGTTGGAATTGAAGATACGACGTTGTTCAGTTACCCATTGTTGTAATGAGATAAGCTGTTCGCGTATTTGGAATGAAGTTGCGTAATTATCCATCACAGAGTCAGCAACGTCAGACAGCAACAAGGGCTGTTGCGGGGGGAGTTCACTTAGGGGCGCTGGCGCTTCCATCAGCTCTTTGGGTGGCTGAGGTAGCTCTACCTTGAGAGGCATCGTCGAGGAGCAGCCTGAAGTTAGGAGCAATGCGGTCAATATCGCCGCAACTGACATCAGCTTCTTTGGGGATAAAGTCATGAACTGGAACCTCTTTGATCTTCTCAACAACCTTGGTATCTGTGATGTATTTAACCACAATATCCTTGGTCGCTTCCTGCAGTTGTTCCTGTTGATGGGCTATCTTGATCTGAAAGTCCTTTGCCACTTCCTCTGACTTCAGAATCTCGGTATGACGCCCAGCTTCAAACAGTCCAAAGGCAACCAGTAGGAATCCAACAACGATCACTGGGACTTTGTACTGGATCAGCGTTACTGGGACAAATAACGATGCGATCAACAGAAATACCCCAAAGCCAATCAGGGGAACAATTGATGCGAAAATGATTGAATCAAACAAAATCAGTCACCTCAATATCATATTCAACAATAGCAGCCTCAACGATCTGCTTTGGCTTTCGGGAAATCCCGTGCCAGTTACCGCCCCCAGTTTTTGAGTAGCGGATACCTTTAGTCTGACCCCGAGCGTTTGACAGAATCAGAATACCCCTGGGGTGCTTCTTGGCAAAGTCGTACACCTTCTTCTCATGCTCGTCCTCAAGGTTCAGGTACGAGGCCCAGCGACGAAACTTCGCCTTCCCGTTGCTGAATTTATCAAACGTCGAATCGGTGCAGATGAACTTTCCAACCTTACGCCTACCCGTTGGTACATTGGTTGAAACGGCCGATCCAGTCGCGTTGGCAGGAGCATCTTCAATAATACTCACCAACAACTCTTCAATTTCCTCATCTGCGTAGGTTTCATCATACGCTTCAGTCAATTGTTCAGTCGAGGGGGTATAGTTATCTGTATCAATACACTCTTTCACCAGAGCATAAGCAGCAACCATAGAGCCGAGCTTGGACGAACCGCCAGGTACCAAATTAACGAAACGCTTGATGTTCCAAACCAGTCGGAAAAGCATATTAGTTGCCGCAACCTCTTCGGGGGTCTTTGCTTTCTTGATTCGGTTCCCATTGGCATCAATCAGTCCAAGTTTATACGCGTCGTAGCTCTCAAATGGAGTAACGAGCAACCAGAGGATACGCAGCGCGGCTATGTTGTCAAGGACTTTTGGCATCAGATTTCTCGCAATTTCTGTACAACGAACTGGTCCATCAAGAGCATATCGTCCTCGGGCAGGCGGTTGATTTTCACAATAAACGCATAGGCAACTGGAAAGTGCCGATGATCTAGCTTGTATTTAATCAATTCAAGCGCCGTGGCCCCAAACACATTAAACAGCACAATAAAATGATTGAGGACGAGTCGAAAATTCAACTCGTCCCCTTGATTGTACCTATTGATACAGCGACCAATTGTCTGAACCCGGTACAGGTCCTCGCGGAACTCGTCCAGCGATATGCACTGGGGATTATCGTAGCTGCGCAGGGCAGCTGCAATATACGAGTTCTCGTCTCGAATCACTTGGTCGGCACTTTGGTCGATTCCAGGTGATCAGCGCGGTAGCGGGTTGCGCCCGTTTGATCAACCCACTCGGTAAACTCATACAAACCGACAGACTTCATGCCCTTCTTGCGGAACTCTTCAGATTGAGCCTGCTCTTGGGTAACAAAAATCTCCTTAGTTGTCGGAGCGGCCTCAACTTTAACTTCAACCGGAGCCTCAACTTTCGGTTCAGGTTTCGCTTCAACCGGAGCAGCCTCGACTACGCCCTGGGATACCTTTGCCGCTTGGACTGCTTTTGCCACTGCCTGAACCGCTGCTGCAGCCGACATACCAGCGGTGCTTACCATATTTGTTGCCATGTTATTTCCTTATTTTGATGCGTTGTACAATTCTTCTTGACGCTTCTTAATCGCAGCGTTCATAGAATCCTTAAACTCTTTGCGGGCAGCAAACCCATCGGCCTTTGCTGCCATCACCTTCGCTGACAACTTCTTCTTGTACTCAGGGTCGTCTCGGGTTGCTTTGTCAATTTTGTATGAGCCGTAGGTACCAGCCGGACGACCGATACCCTTCTTTTCCTTGGGCGCTTCAACAGGCTTCTTGGCTGTGTGAATAGTACCCCCAGCACTGGACTTTTTCTCAGGTTCCCCGTTCCAGCTCACCTCAGACTTCTTACTCTTCCAATCAAATGCATTCTCATCGACGACTTCCTCACCCAGACCGCCTGCCTTTTTAGCAGTAGCAGTGGCGATTGCCATCTTCTTATCCATACTGATGCCCGGGTTCTCCCGCTCGATCGCTTTTGCGACCTCTTCGCGCTTCTTCAGCTCGGCTGGAGTCAACGTGCGTTCAACCAGATATTCTTTAAATGATTTCATGATTTTATTTATTTGTTGGAAAGACGGTTACGCTCAATTGCTCGGACTTTCTGGGTCATCTTCATCGCCATACGGTCAATAGTCTTTTTGCGTTTAGAAATAATCTTCTCGACCCGCTCTTTGTCGGCAACGCTCATCTGGTCCAGGGGCTTACGGGCAAGTTTGATTTTCATCATCTTGATTGCCATAGTACGTGCCCGGTGATTGATCTGTGCCGAGCTTGAATGCTTCTTCAAAGCGACTTTGAGTTTGCGTTCCCGTTTGGCTTCAGATTTATGAAACCACATACGGGCGCGAATACGCTCGACCCGAGACATAACCTCATTCAGCTCTTGTTCATCCAACTCTTCTTTGAGTTCATCAACGACCTCACCAGTCTCTGGATCAATAATGATCAACTCACCCGGTTCGTATGCGTCAATAATATCTTCCCAGTCGTCAACCGTATCGACTAGCTGATCAATCTCAGAGTCGCTCCACTCGTCTTTATCTTGTTCTTCTGATTTTTCTTCTTTTTCGACGAGTGGAGCAATTTCTTCAATTTTCGGTTCTTCTGATTCAACAATTTCTTCTGGTGGAATCGTCGCCGAGGGGAACAGGTCGCGGTTAAAATCCACCCCGACCGCCTCAGCCAACGCCAACATTTCCTGCACAGTTTCGATCTGTTCAAGCGTCAACGCAGAGACAGATTCAATTGCCGAGTTGATAATTTGACCTGGCGTTTCATTCTTGGTTGGAGAATAACCAAGCGAATTGGCGATAATCGTAGCGGCCTGTACTTTGCGGAGTTGATCTTCCTGCAACGGACCAGATTTGACTGCGATTGCGACCGATTCTTTGACGACTTTCTTCTCAACCTTCGGTTTAATTTTGAATTCGACCAGCGGTTCAAACTCAACCTTTTCGCTGAGTGGGCGATAGAACTTACCGTCCAGAACAACGTCAAGGTGTGCAGGGTAGATACCTGAGCTGATGATATTCTTCAGGGGAGGAACCTTTGCGCTAACTCCAGTAGAGGTTCGCTCGCATGGAACGCTTACCGAGAAGTCCTTCCCCTCGATAACAAACCGAACTTCTGGATGACCGTCAGCGCCAGAAATCGCAACCCCAAAGTCAAGGACAGTTGCTGTGTCTAATTTTAGTTTTGCGATTGTCATAAGTGTCTCAAATTGATTATTTAGCGGCCACCGAGTCTAATATGGCTGTTATAACTGCAGCAGGAACCTCTGTTGAATTGATACTCTTCACAACGACCCCGGTTGGATTTATAGTCATCCCAATTAAATCTGCAGTAACCTGCGCGGTCGATTGATCGACAGTATTGGTTGTTGTCCAGTACTTGCCGTCTTTATTGATCGTTATTGTGACGTTGTACGTGTATGGTACAAGTCCTGAATAGTTATTCTGCGGAATCGGCCCAGTAAGCGGCGCTCGTTGTTTCGGATAACCGCTGAATATTGGGCCGCCACCAGAATCTCCCCCAGATATGCGAATTTCAATCTCAAAGTGGCCGAGATTGGCAATTGTCTGGGTTGTGGCGACTCCGGGGAATAACCCCAGGAGAGCCATGTTTTTATGTTCAAACACGAGTCACAAGAGTTTGAGACGCGTCGGTAACGATAACCTGATTGATCGAACCTGCAGTCCGGTTGTTTGCAGTAACTAACAGCGGTTTTGTCGGATCAAGCCCAAGCAATTCATACATTTCAAGTAACATATTCGCCTGAGCTGTCGTGAGGCCGGGGTTCGCTGCCATAGCAGTAATTGCCGCCAACTCTGGGGTCAATTCTGTTCTCACCCCAGAGGCGATCTGAGCCATAACAGAAGAAGAAATCGCTGCGCCAACGTTGATAGCCTGAATTGGCTGAGAATATCTAATACGAACTGTAAACCCGCCCAACGTATCAACAAACGGGTCTCCGCCGCCCTCGACCAACAACACCCCGTTCGTTACGTCCAACGTATGATTCGCTTCCTGGGGGCGAATTCTCCATCCGTTCTGCAAATACACATAAAATGGAATAGAGGAACCGGCAGAAGGGTCAATATCGTCCCCGCCGAGTAATCGCATCGCGGTCAAAAACTTACCATTATCCGAAGTCGCGTGCCAACGAACCCATTCGCTCCAAAGAGCCTGGACAGATAGTGACACCGTTCCCGCAGATAGCAGAATCAGTTTATTGGGACCATCGAATGTAATTGCCATTTTGTTATTGGGGTGACTTGTTATTTAAGTCACCCCCCAAAACTATTAAGGCAAGTATGCGCGGTCAATCTCAGACACCAGACCAATGGTAATGCCCTTGGCCTTGGTGATGGTCGCGCCGAACAACACAGGCTTAGCTGTACCGGGCTTACCGGCAACCACAGTCACGTTAGCATCAGTGCCGCCTGTGCGACCGCCTTGTACGTTGTTATCGTAGTCGAAGGTGAAGCTGATTGCGCCAGTCGGGAATGAGCCTGTGATTGGTGTACCAGAAGCATCATTCACAGTAATAGCACCAGACTCACCGAAGTCATCCAACACGCCGGGGAGCGTTGTGAAGAACATACGATAGTAAGAACCAGTGCCGATCAATGGGTTATTTGGAACCAATGTACCAGCAGAAACGTATGGGTATGTGCGGTCAACAGAGTTTTGATCCTTGAACACAATACGGTTGGTATCGTTGGCATTCAAATTCGTGATGAATACGCCCTGAGTTGTGTACAGCGTATCGCCCAAGAAGTTAGCCAACAGCGCAGCAGTTTTACCGATAACCGTACCTGCACCAGAATCAATATCAGAATTCTGACGGAGCAGATATTGAACTTTGGTGTAGATTTGTTCAAGCGTTGCGCCGTTACCATCAATAACCACGCGGAATGGGTATGAACCTGCGCCGATAGTCTTATTCTGATTTGATGCAAAATACGTGACTGTGATACCAGAATATGGAGCATTTGCCATATTCGCATCGGTATCGGTAATCTTCAAATCCTGTTCGTTTGACAACAGCATATTGACAATGTACGCGCCCGTAGCAGTCTTACCCGTATCGGCCAGAACAGAGTCTTTGTACTTGTAGCCGTATTCACGGACATAGCCCTTGAAATACGAACGGGTATCAAAGTTACCATTAGTCGCATCACCATACACTTGAATGCCGATATTAGCACCGTCAGTGAATGTGAAGTTTGTTGGTGCGCCAGTGCTGGTCGTCTGATAGTATTCTTGAGCGCCAGTGTTAACCGTGCCCAGAGCAACAATACCAGTATAAACCCGGTTCAACGTACCAGAAGAAGTGAATGCAGGCAAAGCAGCAATACTGGAATATTCTTCCCAACCACCATCACGCAACATATTACGGGTTGTGTCGTTGGCAGGCTTCCAACTGTTGTAGTATTGACCATCAAAACCGAAGCGATACTGGCCTGACAATGCATCAAGTGCATACATCGGGAATGGGCTATCTTGGTACGTTGGGGTTGTCCACAAATCAACGAATTTAGAATAAACGGCTTGAAGCGTCACGCCGTCTTTTGCGACCAGATTACCAGCAGCGACCAGCGTGAATGTTCGTGTAGTCTCATCAATAAGCAGTTCAGTGCCTACGGTCAACAGACCCTTATTAGTAATTTTTGCCATTATTATCTCCTTTTAATTATTGGTAGGATCGGTCTGTTGACTGTGCAACTGGCAAAGTCGCAGCAGTCGTGGTTAATTGATAATTGCGAATAAAGTACGGAACAAACCCCGGACAGAACAAACCAATATCAACTAATTGCGGTGACATATATGCATACGTGTAACTTGTTGAGGGGATGCTGTTGCCAGTGTCCAACACCGTTGTTGTGCCAGCCTGATACACAACAACGTCTGAACCCGGTTGGATTCCGCTCAACGTCAATCCAATAGTATCTAATGGATATAGAGCAGCATTCTGCAATGCCAATGTAGTCGTTCCGTTGATTGCCAGCGAGGTTAACGTATTGGTTGTGTTTGCAACAGTACAAGTAATCCGCAATTTGAATTTCAAACCAACAGTTGGACTAATTCCAGTCTCAGCAAGCAAATTCGCATTACTTAGCGTCTTGAACAGACCAGTAAATCCAGCGCCCTTATCAATATCATATTCAAACGTATGATTCGTTGTTGCGTTTGTTCCAGTGACCGCAAAACTTGATAACCCATTCCAACCAAGAATATAGTAGCTCCAAGTCCATGTAATCTTATCGCCAACCGTCTGCATAACCAAGTTACCTGTAGAGGTGAACTTTGGCGAACCACCATCAACCGAATATGCGCTGGTTGTGCTTAACGATTTTTCAGTAAAGACTAAGAACGCCCTTGTGGTCGTATCAGCGGTAAACGAATCGTAGAAATGCATCCCATCAACGTGCGTATAGCTTGACGGAACAGACCCGCTATTTTGACGATTACCGCGAACTAATGAGTTATACCAGTTCGGCCCCTGTGTCAATGATGCATTTGTATTGTAGCAATTTTGAAATCTTACAAATTGTGTTGTATTCGTAGAACTTGACAAACCAATGCGGAGGTTATTAGTCCAGATACGTTGGAACTTGATATTTTTATTCAAACCGCCATCAGCATAGATGTAACCAGACCTAAACGATGCGTTCGACCCGCCCTCATACGGTACTGCTGATGTTCCTATCCCGGTAACAAGAATATCAAAGCAGGTGTTCATATAAACTAAACCACTAAGGGCATGGACATCAGCAACGCCAACCCAGTTAGCAACATTGGTAAGAACGCCTTGTTTGCAATTTGACATCAACTCTATTGCCTGAGTTGGTACTGCGGAACCCGTTGTTGCCTTTGGATTGTCGGCATAGTAAACATTCGATACTGACCAGTTAGAGCATGCGGACATAATCAAACGCTTACCAACAAGTTCTATGTTCGTAACTGTCAGGCTATCGCATGTATTAAAAAATACAGGGCCAGCTAGGGCCGTTGCATCGGATGCGTATTGACCGCGAACATCAGTAATAGTCCAACCGCCATACAAATTTACAAAGTAAACCGCATACCCTGCTGTAGAAATTTGCTGTGATCTTAGACCGCTAATATTCGTAGCTGTACCGCCATTTAAGCACTGCTGAATTACAAATGCGTTTGATGCATACGGGATTGATTGATTTGAACACCCGATATGAACGTTGTTTAATATCGCAGGGGTAGAAGTTTCTGCCAAAACGAACTGTTCACAACCATGCATATTCTGGATATTAACAGAGTAGGGTTGTTGGATATTCCAGTACCAAGTCCCAGTTACTCTATCCACGCTAACAACGCCAGAACTTGAAGTTGCAGTTTCATATCGAGTACCGACTGTACCATTTGGAACAGAATTAACCCCATACCCGATTGTTAAATTTGTGTTACTGCATAAGATATTTGGAATTCTAATGTTGCAACCAGAAACTGGTAAATCGCCCGCTGCTGCGGCATCTCTACCCATACCGATAGTCATTAGATTATTGTCAGAAATTCCAACATACCGGCATCTATTATCTGTACTTAAACTCGATGCAAGGAATAAATTTCCAGCATTGGCCCAGAATTTATATACACCAGACCCCGGTGAAGTCTCTATCTCAACCCCGCCTACAACCGTTGTTCCAGAACCAAATGATGGTAGCTGAACTGTTTGACCACGAACTCCTGTGGTTGTACCCAAACTAAACCAATCGCCAGACACCGTGAGTGAATTGAGTCGGTTAATTGTCAAGGCCATAGTTTCTACGCCAACAATCTCGATCCACCCAGTCTCTTCTGGGCCTGTCGCTGTCGCAGAAATCCCTGTAAGAGGCCCAGCGGCAAAACTCCCGCCCGTCACACTACGAACTTTCATCCAACCGGATGTTGGCATTGCCGAACCAGCAGAAGTTACCGTCCCGCCGACGCGAGTAGACATCACACACATTAATTCAGCAGTAACACCACTGGAAGATATTACCGTTCCAGCAGCGGGTACATTCCCAGAACCAGAAGTGAATGCAATTAGCTTTACGTTTAAGCCAGAAATCGTAAGATTTCCGCCTAAGTTGGCCGACAAGTTGATATTACCAAACGGCCCAGTTGCAATGGACGTATTTGGCCCATACCTAGTGTCCGAATCAATAGTTAGGTTGCCACCGTTGACGTTATATGTGTCATTACCGCCCTTACCAGTCAGGGCAGTAATATTCGTAGTGGTCGTAATCGTGTAGGTCGTCAAAGCATCACCTTAGTTTTATCCATTTATTTAAAGGGCACTTTGCGTCAGTCAAGACGACTTTACCAACCAATACGCACTTACACTTACCACATACGTCAGCGCCAACCGCAACGGTTTTTTCAGGACAAGAATCGCAAATTCTTCTGCGATCTGCCTGTTGTTGAGTTGTTGCAACGTATGTCATAAGTGTTCTAAATTGGGGTCAGATTTCTCCAACCCCAATCAGACTTTAGGCGCTCAAGCCCATACGGGTACGCATAGAAGCGCGGAAGGCTGCGCCGATAGCAGCACAGTTAACATCCATCACTTCGGCTTTGGTGACAAAGCGACCGTGTTCTTGACCATTTCGCGTGTCCAAATCAGCGACAGCGGCGGCAGCGGCAGCGGCGGCTGCTTGTGCAGAAGCGGCAGCGGCAGAAGCAGAAGCAGCGTTAGCAAGAGCAGCCTGAGCAGTGGCAGCAGCAGCGTCAGCAGTTGCTTGTGCAGCAGCGATACCGGCAGCAGAAGTAGCGAGAGCTTCAATAGCTGCTTGCAGACTAGCGATCTGTGATGCGGTTTGTGCATCAGCAGCGGTCAGGTTCGCAATAGCAGTTGCTTGTTCTGCAATAGCAGCAGTCAGCGCAACACAGTCACACGGCGTTTGGGCACCAGTGCTGTTCTGAATTGCGATGATGCTTTGGCTCAACTGGTCAACGGTAGACTGAATCGAGGTGATGTTTTGCTGTAGAGCAGCGTCAGCATCAAGGCGGTTCTGCGTTTCAGCAGCAAGAGCGGTTTGTAGACTGGCAACAACAGCAGCCAAGTCAGCAACAGCGGTGGAACCTTCCAGAGTGGAAACGCGAGCGCCAATGCTGGTGATAGCAGCAAGGATAGACTGAGCAGAAGCAGCGTCACCAGCGGTGTTGGCAGACAACAGGCTATTCAGGGTTGCGATTTGCGCTTGAACAGCAGCAATATCAACGCCTTCAATAGCAAGAACCGAGGCAACCTTTTCGTTGACTGCTTGACCAACTTCATCGCCGAAGCTAGAAGCAATACAAGCGATCAGGCTAGTCAGATCGTCGTTGTAAGAAGAAACCGGTGTACCAGAAGCGGTAACGAGGTCGTGGTAATCGTGGGCCATGAGAATATTCCTTAAATTTTAAAATTTCCGCCTCTTACGCTGGCGGATTAGCGTCCCCGCAAGTAGCCCCATTTAGAACTGCTTGCAATTGATCGATTTTTGATATATGAGAGGCGATCTCAGCCTGAACTATACATCGAATCAGGTCGCCGATTTGGGCCCCAACATCAGAAAATGCACAGATTAACTTTTCCTCAAGCTCATTCATATCGCCTCCATTATTTAGTTCACCAAGCGCGCCTACCAGATTGATCATTTCGGTTCTTCTGAGCTTGGCTTCTTATCAAGCCACTTATTTACCAGATTAATACCAGACCAGGCAGTCATATAAAACACAAAGAGCCACTCGGACAAACGACCCGCGCGAGTTTCGTTAACCAGAGCCCAGCTTGAAATGACAAGTGCCACAAGCTGTCCAAATTTATACAAGGATACGTTGCCAGTCTTCGCGTCAAGCAATATGCAGCGAAGATCGAATTTATCCTCTGCAGTTTGCCATAGAAAAAGGATTACCGTTGCGACGACTGTAATTATCGCAAGTACGATGGTATCGTAATCCATCAATCACCCTTCAGCTTCTTGATGATTTGTTTGCGAATCTGTTCTGAACCGCTCGAATTCATCGTGTGACCGTGTGGCAATTCATTTGTCTCAACATCAGGGGTTGGCGCCTCAGGGAGGCGGGAAGCCATCTTCATTTCTTCTCGCAACTCAGCGAAAGTCTTACTCTCAGCCACAGGCTTCTTCAGATTGGCAGTGAGCCGATCATTCATCTTCTTCATCTCATCCTTGTGGATTCGATCATGACCGCGCTCAACCCCTGCAAATCGCTTTACCACTTTGTGTAGGTTACTTGGGCGGCTGGCTTTCGCCTTATCCATATAGGAATTGACAGTATTGATTGACAACTCATCCAGGGATTCTGACTCTTTGACTTCATCAAACGCCGAAGGGGAAACCTTGATACCCACATCCCGAGCAATCTTGATCATACTCTGGAGAACTTCTCTGTTCTTCATCAGAGCTGGGTTCTTCTGAGCCTTGCGGATTGCAGCGTTAACGAGGTTGTCGGGGGACGATACCACATCGTGGGGAACCCCAACGGTATCAGCGATAATCTTTGCAACCGTCAATTTGTCGGTCGGCTTGTACGAGTTTTCCATAGATTCTTTCAATCGATCAAAGGGTAGTCCGAGACGATTGAACGCCTCCTCAAGAGCATCTGTATTATTTATATAACGCTCATTTACCGAATTAATCAACTTGATTGAGCCTACTGCGTCGGTATTCAATACTTCCTCAAGTATTTCTTTGAGAATATCAGCGGTTTCCTTAGTAAGATCGACCTGAATAGAGGCCCCGTATATTGAAAGGGAATCAATATCAACGCCAGGCATATCGGCTTCTGATAGGGAAAGACTATCGGGGAATTTCCTTATTAGGGTTCCGCTATCATCAATAACCTGATAATAATTACTCTTCTTTTCCAGAACCCGGTACAACTTTCCATCAGATTCCACAATATCGCCTAACGAGAAAAGGGAGCCGCTATAGAAGCGCTCCCTTGACTCAGACACTGGAATAGAATTGGATAACCGCTTGGACGCTGAGCGACTCAGTACGTTTTTGTTGCGGTTAATCAATTCTTGAAGTTTCATAGCCTGTATTTACCATTGGTGATAAACACCAGTTGCCGTTTGCCGTTACGGTGCACAATGCAGTGAGCGTGATGCCAGCTGCTGGCCCCGTTGTTGTACTCGAGTTTCAGCTTGGACGAGGTGCCCACCTGAATACAGCCCTTCTCAATACCAGGGGAGTGCGAGTGGCCGATGATGGATTTTGTTGGGAGGTTTGAGAACTGTTTACGGGAGCCGCGCGAACCGTTTGAGCCGATATCGCCATGCGACTCCATCATAATCCCATGCACGTTCAACTGTTCATTACGTCCAACAAAGTACACATTATCATTCAGTTTACCCTTGGAGTACAACTGAAACGCGTCGGCGCTCTTACCCATATCAATCTGATCAAGCATCTCATACATTAGCTTGTGGTAAACCTTGGCATTCCAAGGCTCAACCTTTGGGTCACACTCATTCAACCACCGGGTCAGGTGCTCGTTGTGGTTTGACTGCACAATATACGTCTTGCAGTTATCAGGGGTTGTGTCGTTAATATAGAAAATCGTATCGTTCAGCTCGGCCTCAACCGAATTCATCCCTGTACCGTATTTGCGATACTTGGTGAAGAAGTTCTTCTCATGATGGTGGCTGATCGAGTAGGCGTCCAACACATCGTGCCGCACAATCATATCAGGCTTGAGTGCGTTGACCATCGAATCTTCAGCGTAATACGTAGCGTCAGAAACTGTTTGATCGCCAAACATCACATGCTCATCACCTGTCACCAGCGCCTCAATCGACCGCTTGATAACTGCGCCGTTGGTGAATGTCAAGTCCAGGTCAGACATTGAATTGGTTGCCGCGCTATAGTTCAGGTGACGGATATGGACGAACCCGTCATCAAACTCGACCACAACGGCTGAGTAAGAGTGATTGAAGTCAGCCTTGGTACCTGTCTTGGACTTTGAGTAATTCTTCTGGGAAACGCATCCAGTCGTCGTCACAATCGCCGGATACTTCTCATGCACCCGCGAGAGCGTTTTCAGCTGTACCTGTGGATGTCCAACAATAACGCTAGCCCCCTTGGAGATTGGATCAAGCCCCGCCAGCGGGTTCTCAATCGAGGCTGAAATCTTCAGCGCCCCAAGGATCTTCAGTTTATAGTCTTCAAAATGTACGTTTTCCTTGAGGATATACTGCTCAATCGACTCGTCATACCCCTCAACCAAATCCTCACCGATTACCCTATGGATAGTTGGGATTGCCAAAATCGGACAATCATGATACTCTGCGTAAAGTTTCAGTGTTTCAAAGAACTTGCTCTCGGCCGAGACCCCGTTCATCACCGAGGTAATAACGACCCGACGAGCAGCCAGAATTTGTTGCTTCAGCTCGTTATCGCCTTTGTAAACTGTCTCATCCTGAACGATATTCTCGACAGGCCGAGCTGAGTCTGAGAACGACCGCATGCACGAATAGCAACGATACCGGGGCTTGACTGCCCCTGACTGGACTGTGAATTGCCCATGCTTCTTCACATTGGTTGATTGGCAGTGCTTACAAAAAATCATAATGAAGGTCTCACTTTGTTAAAAACCACTTTGGAATCGAGATATTTACCCCAGTTTTCGCTGAATTGATCGTTATCGTAAACAGGTTCTTTCTCTCACCTGACTCATCCTCAAGATTGAAATTGATCGCGCTTGTCCCGGTATCAATAAAGGCGCGACGCATGTTATTCTTTAGAAAGTTCAACGACTCTTTGTCGATAGTCCTTACGCCTACCGATTTGGCCTTGGTATCAACCTTAAAGAACGTATTGGTCTCGCTTCCCTTGATAACCGCGTCCATTAGCGCCAACATCAATTTAGGCGACGCCTCATATTCGCGACCCCTTCGAACAAACTCAAAGAATTCCTCAAGGAACGCGATCCTCGCAACCTTATTGGTCAACCCAAATGACATTGGAAATACGTTAACGCAATAGTCCTTCAGGTCACGGTCTGTGGTTACCTTATACACCATCGAAATGAGTGAGCTTGCCCCGGTACTCTCGACTGTGTTGGAGTTACCCTTGATCGAGAAGGCAACCGCTCCCTGCTGGTTTATTTGACGTCCCTTGATGGCCGTTACCTTGTAGGAAATCTTGGCATCAGACTTCACCACCATCTTGAACGTATCTGTAATTTTAGGCTTGATCGGCTCATCCAACTTCTTCTTACCGTCGCGGGTGGTTGCGTCCTTGTTTGTGGCAGACCCAATCCCATCGTTCTCGATACTGATTGAAATAACCTCGGCAACTGGGTTCTTCAGAGCATCAATAATAACGTCCACCACCTTGTGGATTTCCCTGAACGGAGCAGACCGACTCAGAAACCAACTGTTGGTGATACTACTCTGACACAGTACTCCCAGAATAACCCGTACCGTATCATGATGGATTGTGTGGGACTTGAACTCATCAATAAACTGTGTTGCGATCACAGTTGACTTCATAAAAAGCCGAATGGTCAGACGGTCAAGACCAATCTGTTCCTTTCGCATGATCACATGAGTACCAAACTTGTACTTGTTCTGCATCAACCCGCGAAAGATCGTTTCCTCAGCGGCCTTGATATTGAACCCAGGGAGGAACTTCCGCTTCCCAAAATCCATATTGGCAAATATCTCAGCAAAGAACGCGCTAACACATACCTCTGTGATATGACCAAAGTTGATTTTGAGCTGATCGCTCATTTGGACGACTGCATAAACATCACACAGCCAGCAACCTCACTGGCACCACACTCGTCCATCACAATCCGAAACATATCCATCATAGTGCCGCCAGAGCTGAATGAATCATCGACGACTAGAACTTTCTTATCAAACAACTGGTATTCAAGGTGGACTTCCCGGCGCATAAAGTTGCTGGCAAACTTGGCCACAGGCTTGTATAATTTCTTCAGTTCAACCTTACCGCTTGAGTTAAGGCTGCGGACTATCCCCGAGGCTAGACTATTCAGAACCTTTGCTCGCTCATCAGGATCAGGCTGAGTATAGTCCAGGTTAAACCGCTTCATGTCAATGAAGTTGTTGATAACGTACTGGATTGCTTCTTTCCGGTCTTTTGGGAGAACGATCTTTGATTTGTCAAACGTATCGTAGATCACCTCAGTGGCCGAGTATTTGCCAACCTTCATCGCAAAAAGTCGAACTGCATCAGACGAGCTCTTTGGACAAACAATACAATCAAACTTAGGCATCGACTTGGTCATTGATAATGCAGTCTTATCGATCATCCGATCAAGCTCGATTTTATCAACCTTATGCGAACCTGAGCCCTTGATCGACTTGAGCAGATCGGTTATCTTTTCAGCAGTCTGATAGGTGTATGCATAGTACACCGGGTTGCCAAGGGTCTTCTCTTTTGAGGTTCTCGCCTTGACCTTCTTGATTGGGGGTAGGATTATCCGCTGCTCGTCTGAAGCGCCAGACAAATCAAGGGAAATCTTGATGTATCCTGGACGCTGAGTCGAGTAGTTGATTGATTCCTTGACGTAATCGGCAAATGATTTCATCAACTATTTATAAGTCACAACCCGGACTGGCTTATCAGCCTTCTTGGCAAGCTCAATCGAGTTCTTTGTGCCTTTTGAGGAACCGTCCCAAAAGGCAAATACCACATCAGCCTCTGCAATAATCTGTTTGTTACGAACCATACCTGCCCCGCGCCCATAGCGATTCCAGTCAGGTTTAAACACAGTTATCGCCTTACCAAACTCGGTCGCGTACCGTTCAGCCAGCCGATCGGCTCCGGCTGCGCCTCCAGACACAATTGAGAAGTCGTATCCGAACGTACCAACCACCTCTTTGAGGAGCTCGTAGTCTTCAAACGACCTTGACCCGATGATGGCAACCTTAAACACCGATGCCCCGAATTTCATCAAACAAATTGAATGCTACCGCCTCAGCCGGGCTCATCCAAACGTCCCGATTTGGGATCAACTTCTCCCGCACCTCAGCTTCAGACATACCTGTGCAACGGATATACTGCTGAAGGATACGCTCATCGGTAAACTGAAACTCCTTCTGGACATTCATCAGTTCATGGTACGAGCCGCCTGCCCCGGTACTAAAGTGATGCGACATGATTGAGCAGGTTGGCGTCACAATACGCATACCCGGTTTGCCGCTCATCGAGATCAACAGACCTGCTGAGATGGCCTCACCCAACGCAATAGTGCGCACTGGAATACGACTTCCATTCATGATCTCAATCAACGCAAAGGCAGACGACAGTTCGCCCCCTGGACTATTGACCATCATTGTCAGAATATCTGGGGGATTATCGCTCAAGTTTTCAGCCAGAATCCAGGTTGACGCCTCCTGGACGAGCTCGGTTGTCACATCGCCGAAAAACAAGAAAAGTCCAGGGGACTTCTCAGGAACGATTTCTTCTGGGGCTGGATTTCGCTTTGCCATTTGATTCCTAACGATAAAATACATGATTACCAATCGAGGCCGATACGGTTCGATTGAATGCCTCAACGTCAGCGTTATGAAAGAATAACGCGCCCCTCGTTGGGTCTTTGTATTTATTTGTTAACACATCCAACGCAATCTGAAAGGTCGCCTCAGGTATCCGCACTTTGTTAAAGTTGGGAATCTGTTTGATCCAGCTAAACTGTCCAGGCTGCATCACAACCGAACAGATACCTGAAGGAAACCGACGACTCTTTGTCCGGTTGATTGTCACATGAGCAACCGCTATTTTGCCAAGTTTCTGCTCCCCGCGAGCCTCAAAATGGATATTCTGAGCCAGGCAGGTAAGTTCTTTTGCAGTGAAGGTTGCAATCGGCGCATCAGCCGAGTACAATCCCCCACAAACAAAAACCAGAGACAAAATAGCAAGTTTGATCATAAGTCAGTCGTTTTCAGCGTTTCCAATAGTTCTTTGATTTCATCAGTCAGGTCCAATGCGAGTTCTTGACGGCGCTTGATCGCAGAAAGAACTGAGGAAAGCGGTTCTGACGTCGTTTTGCCAAGGTCACGATACTCGTACTCTTCGCGGATATCTGCATCAGAAAACTCGTCCAACTCAACTTTCACATATGCCATAATTACTCCTGATGTTTGTTAAGACGTTTGAGGCGGCGGTCAGACCGATCCTGAAGAATCGCGGCAGTCACCTCTGGGATAGAATCTGATTCGGCGATTGAGGTAACGCGAGCAGTCTCAACGTCCTCATCAACTGAATAGAACGATCGACCCGCAACAAGTTCTTTTCCAGACTGTCGATCAGTAATAAGGTACTCTGATACCTCGTAACCAGACTGATCAGTTCGGCGAACTTCGCGAGCGCGGTTTTCAGGGTCAACCATAACGCGCTCAAATTTTCGAGCAAACTGGCAAATACGCATACCCCGCTTGATGTGTCCGATTTGCACATTACGGGTCAACTGATCAACCAGTTCCTCGCCACAGCTATCACCAAACGAAATGTCCTCGCGCATCAGCCGGAGGCTATTGGCCACAGTTTTCGCACTAAGGTACTCGCACTGATAGGCGGTAACAAGCTCGCGGACCTGGGTTGCAGTTGCAGTGATTCGCTTTCCAACAGACCGAACCAAAGCTGCATTCTGATACTCTGAAAGATACTGCGCAAGGTACTTAGCCGCAGGAGTGCCGCCAAAGGTCGTTTCTTTCATTCTTCGCTCCAGGAGATATTCGTCTCCAACAAAGAATCAACAATGTGCTGCCAAATTTGAGTTTCGTTCATACGGTTCTCCATGATTATCTCCAGGTTAGTCGGATTTCTGAAAGGGTGGTGCGTAAAGTCAAAATGAGAATCAGCATCTGGTAGAATTCGATTGGCTCAAAGTAAGTGATTGGAATCAGGATTTGATTCCAGACTACGGTTGCAACGCCAGATACGACGATTGCAAACAGGACTTGAATTATGAGGTTTATTGCAGTTTTCATAGGGTTATTATAGCTGATCAAACAATAAATGTAAATCAACGGTCATGATGATTCTTTGAAACTGGAATCTTTCGCATCATTTCGACGACCTCATCAAGGTTCCATGGAGTCAGATTATGCCCATCCAGTCCAACGTCCATGCGGCGGCGCTCTGGATCAATCATCAGTTTATCTGGAGGCGAATGTAGGTGTCCATGGAGCATAATCGTCCCATGATGTTGCCCGTTCCATGAATGAAATGGAAAGTGACTCATCACAATCGGTTGCTTGATACCTTCTTTCCGGTAAGTGAACTCAAGGTAGTCCTGCGAGGATGCAAACAGGTCGGAGAACTCGGGCAGCTTCACAATAGTCTTATCATGATTACCAAGAATCAGATGCTTGATGCCGTTCAGCCGACTAACGCATTTTGGCGCCTCAGCGATCTTTCCCATTGCCACATCGCCTAGAATGTACACCCGGTCAAAGACTCCAACGACCTTGTTCCAGTTCTCAATTATCTTCTCATTCATAGTCTGAACATCAATCGAGTCAGGTTCTGGGAACCCTCGATTGTCAATCCAACGGTCAGGGCAGTACTTTATACAGCTGACGTGATTGAAGTGAATGTCAGCTGTCACAAAAGTTTTCATTCTTCACATTTCATTGAAATTACCTTGGCAACTCTGACGCCTTCAACCTCTGCAATCAACCGCTTGATCTCAAGCTTCCCTGCGTCTGAACTACAACTCAACCCATATTCCTGCGAATAAGTCGTCTGATTGACTCGAGTCGTTTTCTGTCCAAGCATTGATGTTGACAGGGTTGTGGCGATGATCAGAGTAACTATCATGAGGCAATTATAACTGAAATTCAATAAAAGTAAATCAGAGATAAACGGGCTTCCACATCTTCTCACCGCCCAGTTCAAGCTGTTGCAGGGCAGGGTCAAGGCGGGATGCAAACACAGGCTGCATACCAGGGGTTGTCATTACCCAACCGATCTGATCATGAACCCCGTCGCGGAGGGCTTTGTTCTGCTCCATTAACTTTCCAATTAGCGCGGTCTTCAGAGCTAACAATTCGGTCAAATATTTCACCTCAGCCTCGGCTGAAGTCTTTGGGATTGGCTTGCTAAGAATCGAGGGATTCTCATAAGTTGGGTCGTTGAGGAACTGTTCCCCGAATTCTCCAATTGAGATAACTCCGCTTTGTTGCATTTGATGGATATTCATGCTGCCTCGTAATCTTGAATGAACGCCTGCTTTGCTGCCTCAAGCATCCCCAGTTTCAGAACTGTACCTGCCACAACCCCATCATCAACGAACTGCTCAACCTCAATAGAACCGTCCTGTCTGAGGGAAATTGTCAGTTTGACTCGAACTTCATCCATAATTATAAACCTCTGGTGTGCCGTTTGTCACGGGAGTTTCTTCGTCTGAATCATCACATACATCCATTTCTCATGTCTTATTGAGAACAAGATCGACGGTATGGAACGCCAAACCAGGATCGAGTGATTCTAGTTCTGCAATTCGAGCATTTCGTTTCTCTAGTAAATCGAATGCTTCTACGGGTGTATAAAAGGTGTTCCAATTCTCTCGACTACCGCCTTCTTCGTCATCGTAAAACAATAGGTAAATTATCATGATGTTTGTGCTCGTTTCGTGATTGCCATTTTAGTTTCCTTCATCTTCGGTTGATTGATCAGAATTCTGCGTTGTACCGAACTTTTCCACCACAGCGTTGTCGATGAGCATCATAGATAACCCGGACTTCTTTGTAGAATTTCACGGTTCAACTCCATCGTATTCAATACCAAGGGAATTACAGACATCAATCGCCGCCTGAATCGCTTCCCCGCGCTCAGTCAACATCGCATCCCATCCTTCTGATGTGTAACTGTCTCCGCCACAACCGCAGTCGCAGCCGTATCTAACGCTCGCGTCATAATCGTTATACAACATATCATTATAGTCGCCAACAAGTTTAGCCAGTTCGGTGAATTTCATTTCTTTTCCTTGGTTGAAATTTCGTCAAGTTTTGTTTCAATTGTCAGTAGTAATTTGTTCCCAACGCGCCGCGCATCCTCAGATTCGTAAACAGTCTGAATTCCATAGGCTGCCGCCATTTTGTAGATTGCCTTTTCAGATGGGATAAACGTCGCAACAAACGCAGAAACGATACTAACCGAAATTAGCCAATATAACTTCTTATTCCAAACCGCGTCTCCCTGTGCCATACCGATCCACCAGAAAATAGACACAGACAACGAAACTAACGACGCAACAAATAATAAAGCACCGAAACTTGGTAAAACGTCGGCCAGATACACAAACAGAGCTAAGTTCATTTCAAACCTTTCAAGAGTTCAATAACAGAGGGAAACGATTCTGAAGATGATAGAGTATCTTCGAATGCAAGCTCGGCCGCCCGAATTCGCAGGATACTATCGTACGTTTTCAGCAAATTATCGGCGTACTCAATATCCTCAATCGAGGTATTCTTGTACCAGTCAGCAATAGTTTCCTTTGACGCAGTCATAAGAAAATCAAGGTTCTTTTCATCGCGGTCGTTCATTTTGATTCTACCATACGTTTGTGAGTTGGAGCAAATATATCATTGATTCCACATAGGGTGCACAATGAACCCTCATGCGCATAGTAAGGGTTCGTCGCGCCCCAGATATGATCGCAATAGGCTCGGGAATCCTCAAGTTTCTTCAGTTCTTTCTTGAGGGTGTCTATTGCCGATTCCCGCATGAAAATTTCACGCTCGTATTCGTTGATCTGTTCAAGTAGCGTCATAGGATTTTCTTCCAGATTGAAAATGATTCTTTGAACTTGGCTTTGTACTCTGCTCTGGTTTCGTACAACCCTTCATCAAGGTTTGGGTCTGGACTGAACCAAGTCGTATTACCCACAATAATTTCCCCATATTCATTGATGGTGAAGAATTTGCCTTCGCGCTCTATAGGTTCCCCATCGTAGAACACAGTTCCCTTGAGGTAATCTGCTTTTGCCTGAAATTTCTCAAACAGTCGAATCGCAGCATTATACCTTGATTGGTGAAGTTTGTTCATGTTAATACGCGCTCCCGTAGGCTGTCCATTTGCCATCAGAATCTTGTGATGTTAGCAATTCAACCCGACGATTACCGCAATAGCAACGGCGAGACTCTCCGTCCCAACCTTCGCATTCTTCATCACCAAAGCCAAGGTAATCATTGCAGTTCATTCCATCGAAGCTATCGACTCCATTTTCTTCAACGTAGTCAATTGCTTCTTGTTCAGTATCAAATCTCATGATAATTCCTTACGCGTACCATTTATCAACATTATGGTATGCAGCGACGACTTCTGCATACCCAAGTTCTGTGAGAAGATCGCAAAGAACAGAATCTGCTTCATGGTGAGCGATCTCTGTATCATAACTTTTTGAGATTTCAAGCAAATCGTTAATGGCTTCTTGTTTGAGTGTGTTCATGATAATTAATGTGTCAGGTTAAAGATTGCATCCTTTTTGGATGCGCCATA